TATTCTTGATATGCAAAATAAAAGAATCCCTGTCAGAGTAGTTACAAGAGACTTATTTCCCGCTGCTGGATTATTTGTATAATGACTTGCAATTCATGGACTACAGAGGCATACAAACACGCTACAGAGTGTCATCCAGAGGAATGTTGTGGTTTACTTTTAGATATAAAAGGGGTGCACACTTACTGGAAATGCGAAAACGTATCAAAATCATATAAAGAAAAGTCATTTGTAATAAACCCTTTAGATTGGGCTGATGGTGAAGATCAAGGGGAAGTTTTAGGGATTGTTCATTCACATCCAGACGGATTGTTTGAATTTAGTCATACTGATAAAATTAGTTGTAAATATAATGATTTGCCTTTCTACCTTGTAGATCCAAAGACAGAATCATATATTAAGTTAAATCCAGAAGAGGTTGATGATTAAATTAAAAGTTTATGGTCGTTTAAGAAAATTTTTAGGTAAGGCTGAATTTGAAATAAATGCAGCCACACCTAAAGAAGTTTTTAGTTTTTTGGTAAATAGTTTTGATGGTATTCAAGAACATATTGAAAAACAAGAATATTGCATTATGGCTGGAAATATAAATGTCACAAAAGATTTAATAAATTTAAAATTAAAAGATGAAATTAAAATTATTCCTGTAGT